GTGCCCGTGGCCGTCGTGCTTCGACCAGACGGAATCGCCGTGCTTCGACCAGACGGAATCGCAAGAATCGTCGTAATATGCGTCGTTAAGTTTTGATTCACTCCACAAGCATCGGAATGCCTCGGTCCATGCAATAATCAGCAATCTCCTTCAGAGCAGCATAACCAATCTTACCTGTGCCAATAAACGCATGGCGGTCGAGACATGAGCCGCACGGAGTCGACGAATCATTGAAATGAACAAGCTTGAGAAGAGTCTTATCAAGCGTCATCATTTTCTGAATATACTCAAACGGATTCTGGCCAGTTGCAAAGACATGGCACGTGTCAACACAGATACGGAGTTTAGGCGAGTCAAATGACTTTACGAAGGATACAAAGTCGTCGTAAGTTGTTAGAGTTTCTGATCCCTGTCCAGCAGGAGTTTCTAGAAGAATCGGACACGTATCTGTTGCCGTCTCCATCGCTGTCAGAATATTCTTACGCATATGTTCAAGAGCAGTGCTGAGAGGAAGATCAGTGGACTTGCCCACATGAACAACAACACCCTTCAGACCCATCGCATTTGCATACTGGAGATTCTTCTGGAGACAGACAACGCCATAATCCTCCTTCGTTCCAGGTTCGTGACATAGATTGATGATATACGGACTATGGACATACATTCGGATAGAAGTCAACTGCTGCTCCGCCGAAGCAGCGGCAAGATCCTCATCCTTCATAACAAGCTTGGTGTTCTGAGGGCCCGTTAGAAACATCTGGAAGGGCTTGTGAGTCTCATGTGACAGGGCTGAAAGAGTCAATGCCACTGTCTTGAGCTTCTGAACATGACACCCAATGTTGTGGGTTTCCTGTAGAAGCATGCCCATAATCGGTGATAGGACTGCAGATGGCTCTTGGTAAGCCTTACTAAGGCTATTCAAGAGATCACGATACGCCTTACGATTAGGCCACTTACTAACAGGCTGGTGCCACACTGTATCTTGCAGAGGAAGAACAAGATAGATATCTGTTGCGGGTTCATGGAGGGCCGCGTAGGCAAAGACCTGAAATAGGAAATCTACCCAATTCTTCTTTAGCATGCCTGTCAGCTTGACTTCAAACAGCTGCGTCTCTGTCTGTGCGTCAGGATGACCCTCGACGCGTTCGTAACGAACTGTCGTATCAAAGACAAGATTGCCCTTTACGACTGCGTCAAGCTTTGTGCGGGTTGCTACAAGATGGTCAAGGAAAGGCTGTGTTGTCTTTGACTTTACAACCTTTGCCTTATGGGTCGCCGTGTAGTCTGGGTAGAACTTCTCGATGGCTGTATGGAGAGTCGCCACTGTAATCTCCGATGACGGAAGACGTAGAAGTTCCTCAGCCACGCATCCTAACAAGGAGTAAGACTCCTCCTTGGGAAACACAGATAGAATTGCAGAAGGATACTTTCCTGTCGTAACGTCTGGCACTACGAGCTTCTTGGGAAGTAGCTTCTTGAGGGAGGCCTTCGTCGTCGAATCCATCGCGGACAGAAGTTGGCGAACACGGAAGGTCTCCATGGTGTATGCGTTCATGCACACGTAATTGCATTTCAATTTTAGTGAAAAAATTGAAACAAAATATATGCTTATTGTGTGCTTAAAAAGATGGATCCAAACGCTAACTTTGGTAGGATTGCACCAACTCCTTCTCTTCCTCCACCCTACGTATCACCACCTCCAGTTCCTGTTTTAGTAAATAATCCATACAACTTTCTGGAGGCTATGCAAATTCATGGGCCAAATCACTCAGGAAATGGTGGAAACGTAGATGAATGGAATATGATTATGCGAGAACTTGAAAAAATAGATCATCCCAGGATACAAGAAGTTTGGCATAGTATAAGAGGGGATGCTATTTTATCGGCTCGCAGTATTCTTTACTGGCTAAGAGCTGGCGGCGATAATGTAGTCTGTAACAAGTGTCAAACTAAATCAGATAGATTTACAAACTACGTAACTGATAATGGTCAGCCGATTGATATGGCACACACAGATTACTGGCGTAAACGCCTAATATGTAAGGAATGTTATGAAAAACAGAAACTAGAATATGAAAATCATAGAATAATGCGAGAGAAGGAACTTCAGAAGAAAAAGGAGGAGGAAGAAGAAAGAAATAAATGTTCCTGTCAAGGACCACTGGCACAGTGTGCTAACTGTATTAGTAAGATGCGAGAGGCATACAAAAATGATCCGCGTCCTGCTTGTCAAAAATGTGGGTCAAAAAACAATACATCTGTATTAAAGTTTGGAGAACACTATCATAGAACATGTGATGATTGTATTCAATACTTTGAAGCAGATATTATTAAAGTTGTAATTTGAATTAACCACAGGTTTTAATACCCAAACAATAGACCCGCACGACCACCATAGACCCTCAAGATATTATATGTCTCCGCGAACACATAGATTAGTAGTCGCGGAACATTTGTAGGATTCTGTGAACCCTTAAACGGTTGCATTTGCAACTGTAAATCTATTTTTTCTATTTTATCCAGATTGCCCTCACCTGTCACAACTGACGGCGGATAGAAGCCATTCTGAAAGCCAAACGTCATATTATACATATACCGATTTACCCACGGACTCTTTCGCTGCTCATACGAAGGTAGAAGTGATCTGAACATAGAAGGCGATGCACTCGAATATCGTGTCAGTTTTCCTTCATAGATCAAACTCATAGATGCAAAAGGTTCCGAGTCACGCTCCGAAAACGCAGGCACAAGATCCTGATACGATTGTGTGTTGAGGCCTCTGGCATTCGGCCACCAGACACTAAACTTTCCTGGATCATTCAGATCACGTGTTGCCAGAAAAGGTGCATTGTAGGCCCCTGCCTCGTATCTCTGAGCAAAGAAATACAAGTCTCTGCACGGATTCGGAATTCGTAACGGTATTGTTATTCTCGGCTGTCCATTTGTATCGACAGCATCAAAAATATAATGCTGGACAATCGGATACTGGAAATCAGCAATACGGAATTTGTTTGCTTCAGGCTTGTCTAGATACACATACTCGGCCATCACATATGTGTCGCCCAATAGAAGTGTCTTAGGAATGGTGGCATCAGGAATTGTTGTTCCATCTGTTCTCGTAAATGTGGATCCCTGTAAAGGAGGATACGTCGTATTTGCACCTGTTGCACAGAATCCTGATTCAATGACGGATGTTGTTGTTTTTGTTGTCTCTTTTGTTAGATTTAAGACATTACCAGAAGTATCCACGAGCGACGAGGATACATAGAGGCTTTCAACAGATGCAAATCCTATCGTAAGACGCACCTGGTCCGCATTGACCGCGTCGATCGGAAAGGCCGCACCAGGATCTCCCTTGCAAAACCAGAAGGGTAGAGGTGTTACAGCGACTGTAGGTGTTGTTGACCATCCAAAGGTTTTTTCAGTAAAGCCACTGTCAGCACGCGGCAGAAGCTTATTTATACTCGTAACCTTCTCGAGAGGTGTCTGAAACTCATCAAGAATCTCCAAAAGACGACCATTCAGCTGTTCAACACGAGCTCCAGCAATATCAATTGTGGCCTGTTTCAATAAAGCATGTCCAAGACTATTTGTCCAGCCAAACACAGGTCCTTTGAACTTCGGATCCTGTTGAGCCTTGAGCTGGGGTGTTCGAATATCAGGCATGGTAGTGACAAGATAAAGACGCGTAATGAGATTTCCAATGCGGGGAAGTGTCAGAGTTGCGGCTGTATTGAAAGCGGGTCTCGTATCAAAGTCAAGACGAACCCATTGTGTCGTGAACCGTCCCGCTTTAAGGAAAACTTTCTGAAAAAAGGTTGTCGCTGGATTACCTTTTGTCGGCAAGAGTCGTTCATCTTGAAGACCTGTGTGGATCACTCGGAGTAGTGCGACCACCATCTATTTCTCGGTGGGGGTTTCCTTTAGTCCTTTTAATCCTGGAACACACCTTGGGTATGTATACCGATTTTTAATCGGTGAACATATGGTTCGCAATACCATTCTCGAAGCGTAACCAATTCAGACCAATACAAAACACCTTCACCTCCCACGTCCCTGGACAATTCACATCAAGAGTTAATCGTAGACTCTGAAGTCTGCTTGCATTAATCGTGCCAGAAGGTTGGTGCTGACCAGGATGTCTCGCAAACGGATATCCATAAATGAATGAACTATAGGGCACAACACCACCCTTGTGATACTTTCCAATCAAATTACGGAAATAAGACTCCTCCGCCTCCACCAAATCAATTCCATTCACCTGCACCTTAGCAGACACTAACAAAGGACCTCTCGGATTATAAACCGGATCATACTCCTTCTCAAGAACACTCGAATAGTTCGTCCATTCATTATTAAGAGAAACATCCGTCCTACGAACAAACCAAAGTATTTCCTCTAACGGATGATTCGCCTCCAACGGTAGCTGAACACGAATCACAGAACCAGGGTTTGTTGTGGAAGCAGCATACTTCAGCGGCTCAGCGAAATAAAAGGTCTGCACATCCCTGTGCATCACTTCAAACGGCTGTCGTAACATTGAATTTCTTAGAGTTCCATCCAGTAGAGCCCCCCATGTTACAAGACGAACATTCTCAAGTGGAGGCTCAGATGCAGATGTAGTAATCGAGTAAGCATGACCATACTGCTTTGATACATCATACATTTCTATTGTCTTGCTTATCGGAACATCATTACATGTATCACGAAAACCTCTAGCCTGACGCACAACTTCCGCGAACGGCCTCAGTGTAACGTGAATCCGCACAGAACCTTCTCTGCATGCAATCAATGGAAGTCCCTCCTTGAGCTTGGTTCTCGAAAAGAACAGAGGAAGCATGCAATGAATATATCCAGTCTCCGTTGGATACACACGCTGAGGATTCCATTGCAGTAATCGTTCCATACTCACAAATCCTGTGTTTTCTGCAACACCATATTGTGTATTGAAATCATAAAATAACTGTGAATAGACCGATGAAAAGTCTCCATCGACCTTTTCAATCGTCACACCATCAATCTCAAGCTCCACGCTCTGAATTAGAATACATCCAATTGCATTCGCATAAAACCACGCTGTTGAAGGATCTTGGTATTTCGATAGACTGCCCTGCAGCAAGAGCACAGTCGTAGGATCTAGCCAACTACCAAGTTGCAGCTGTAGAACCGCCCCTAGAAGTAAATCACCACATGTGTGTGATGCAATATCAAAGCTAAATTTGTATCCGAAGGCGGCGGGACCTCTATACTGGAAATCCTGGAGAACAGGAACAAACGGCTGGTGCCGTCTCTTTTGATCTCTGCTGAACCATGATGTATCTGCCGTCAGAGGAAAATATGTATTATCTTGTTGATCCCTCGGTGTTAAATCAAGAAGTGTTGTAATATCACCTGCGGGTCTCTTGAAGGAGGCCATTCACCCTTTCTAATTAGCATATAAAAGCGATAGTCGCGAGTTTTCCGCTACCATTGTAGCCCACGTTTCCACAAAGCATCGGAGTTCTGTATTACCTGGTGTTGCCTGGAGCTCAATATAGAAAGATGGACGATCTGCCGTCGTCATGTTTATAGTGCCATCGGGTTGTCTAACTTCTCTACGATTCCGAATATCTCCCAGAGTCCAATCCATGATGGCAAGTTCGAGTCCAGGATCTCTCTCTGACTTTGCATGTGTCACCAGATCACGCCATACAAGAGACGAAAAGAGAGATTCACGATCTCTGCCTGCAACCAGGAGTTTCAGATTTCCATAGAAACTCGGTGTCGGTGTATTGGACAGGTTCCAGAGTTGATTTTTCTGTAGAGAGGCAGCAGAACGAAAGAAAGAAACAATTCTGGAGGTCGGGTGAACACCATCAAGACGACGCGTAATTGCAGCTGTTCCTCCTCTCGAAATCGGTGCATAGTCGTTTTGACTCTGTGTAAAGACATTCTCATAGATACGTTCAAAGGCTATCTCTTGTTTGCCCTTTTTCATAGCCTGTTGTGTTTCACCGCCCATATAGACATGGCGTGTTTGAAGTATAAGAGTTGGTGTTCCTATAGATACACGATCAAGAGATGTAAATGGCTGGGGGCTTGATGATGCAGACGTCTGAACCTGGAGTTTCATGGACCACGGTTTCGGCTTGACCTGGCCATCCGATGACTCCACAAGATCTTCCAGCTTTCTCAGAAAACAACGAAGACGATACGACTGCTGGGGCGTTGAATAAGCAGGAAATCCTCCATCCTCGGAGTTCTGACATCCAAAAATCGGAAGTTGGAGTCTGAGTCGCCCAGGAGTTGCATTTCTTCCTATGGCGATAGGACTATCTTCACGAATTCCTGTTTGTTTCGCCTCCAGGAAAGCAGAGTTTAGAGTTC